GTGCAGACTGACGACGATCCGACTCGGCGCCATACGGGATACAGAACCAACGAATAGTTCCACGGTCCGGAATCATGGAAAGGAGTTTAGCGTGATTTTCATTTTCCTTCTGCGTAGCAGAAGATTTAAGCTGCCTTGGCTTTCCAGGGATCTTATCCAGATTCCGCAGAGACTTAATTGCTTCGGTAAACTTTTTCAGCTTACGGCGAAACGCAGGGGAGCTAGTTTTTTTATCGTAGTCGTTCATGGGAGTTTAAATGAAAGTGTGTGAAGAAAGGAACCTGTTTTGTAAAGTGTGCTGGATAATTTACGACGAACCCAGCGGTAGGGCGATGTGTGGAAAATGAAGCGGTTGTACCAACGAGAATTCTCATATTCTCGGTCTGCATGCCATTTGCGTTCTTGCTCTTTTCTGTCGGCACTTGGCACTTTTTTAAACTCAAAAAGTTCCGTAGAATCGACCTTACCGTCAATGAGTACAACTTTGAATTCAATGGTGCAATCCCAAAGACCAAGCACGTCATGACGGTAGTCATACATGTAAATAGTTTCAGTGATTTTTTGAAGTTCAAGATATTGGTCCGTACGTTCGAGAGAACCAATACGGTCGAACCAATTTTTAGAGTTGGTATCGCCATCGACCCATTTCTCATTCCTGTATTTTTCTAGAAAGAAATTACCGTCTTGAACAACATAGTTGGACAAGCAGCAGTCAAGGTCCTTGGTCTGAAAAGACCAGTTGTTTTTATCGAGACCAAACTCCTTCATCTCTTTCGAGAAAGGTAGATTGTCGCCCCATTGAATTGTATCGAACATTCCCATATTGTTATTTATTATAGATTCTATCTTATATCAAATGATGTCACATGTAAACTAAAAAATGACATCATTATTTGTTCATCTGGCAGAATAAAGCTGACGCTGATTTCATTGAATTCCATTTGTGTTTCCATAGTATTATTCGATTTTGAATCCGTTAAAGTTCCTCTCCTGAGTACCACTACGGACAGTTGGTTCTTTGCTTAAAGTCTGAGCTTTGTTTTCAACATCAAACAGTTTCATCTTGGCACGATCAACTCCAATGATAAAACGCTTATTCTTGGTTGGATCGTTATACCGGTTTTTTAACTGTTTGACAATAAGTTGTCCCATCTTCTCAAGCTCTTCAGTTGAGATGAGAGCAAACATGAGATCTGCCGTTGCAGGAAGACCAAAGGATTCTGAGGTGTCAGTCAGTTCAATATCGCTATTGCCGAATCCACTACGAGTCGTCTGAGTCGCAGAAAAGATTGGAACGTTGAATTCCACAGCAAGACCACGAATTTCTTCCGCAATAGCCTTGATGAATGAGTAAGTATTGATTGAACCTCCCACGCCTTTCATACGAGAAGAGGCACAGATATTAAGATAGTCAATAAAGATGACGTCAGGAGTAAAGTCCTTCTTCAGCTTAAGCTCATTTAAAAGGGCGCGAAAGTGACCAGCATGTGCAGATGCAGTTGGATATTCTTTGATGATTAAAGATCCTACAGTCTTTGCAGCGATCTTCTTGATCTTGCTCTCATACAAGTCTTTTGGAAGGCTTGCAAGTTGATCGATTGGGATATTCATTAGATTCGCATCGATGCGTTCAGCAATGCGTTCTTCTGACATTTCTAGCGTAATGTACAGCACATTCTTACCCTGCGTCAGATACGAAGAAGCCACGTGACACATGAAGAGGGACTTTCCCACGCCCGTGCCAGCAAGACAGATATTCAACGTCTTACGTGGAACTCCATTCTTGGTAATGGCATTGAACATCTCGAGATCGAATGGAGTACGATCTTCCACCTTGTGATAGAAGTCGAACCGATCCTCAAAGTCCCCAATGTAATCATGACCCACAGAATTGTCAAAGTTGATTGCAAGAGCCTTTTGAAGGATGTCTGGAATTGCACCTTGGCCAATATCTTTCTTCTTGCCATCGATGATCTGAATCGATTCCATAATGGCTAAGAATACGGCACGGTCCTTACACCATTTTTCCGTATTCTCGATTAGCCATAGGTCTTCAACTTTGGGATTCTCACTGAGAGATTCAATAAGTTTGACTGTAGAATCGTATTGATCCTCTCGAACGTCAGTCTTGTCAAGATCAATGCCAAGGCTCGTCTGCGTAGGAAGTTTATTGTATTTGGCAATAAAATCCAGGACGAGTTTGTAGACTGACTTATGAGAACCCTCAAAATACTCAGACTTAATGAATGGCAATACTTTTCTGCAGTATTGCTCATCATTCACTAACTTCTGAAGAATTGTCGTTTGTAGATTGTTTGTCATTAGACCCTAATTTATACTTACCGGTATCGAAAGCGTTTTGAATAATGTAACTTAAAATATCACCGAGATGATTATTAAAGTCGTTTAAATTTTCCAGATTCTCAACACTGAGAGGAGGTGGAGCTTCATTCACCTTGAATTGAAAAGAAAGGGTGGCTGATTCTTTGTCTTCGTTTACCTTGAGGGAAACTTTTCCATAGGTAACAATGACACCTGACCATTGGCCAGTTTTCAGCTTCACCGAATACATCTCTGAAGTTGGCTTTTCAACGAAAGAGAAATCGCTATCAGTAATTTTAGGATTCATCTTCGTCAATGATTGAAGTATTGCTAGTGTTGCTCTGACCATCGATTCCGAGGGTGTAGCGTTGGCGAATGTATGCCTTGAACTCTTTCGAGTCTAAGATTCCGTTCCAGAATTCTTTATTATAGGTGTCCTTCTCACGATACTTCGTCTCATCGCCTTTCTTGGCATACCATCCCATCGAAGGTTTCGTAACAAATCCGCCTTCAAGGGCAACATCAAGCAACCCCGAATACTTCTCAACGCCGTTTGCAAACGAGACTGAGATCGGAACCTTGGACTTTTCTTTTACAAAGCGAGACTTATCGACATTAATCACGAAGTGATAACCCTCAATACCTTCTTCGCCCTTGTCTTGCTGACGGCCAAGGATCCATACGGTATTGGCAGAGTAATAAAGACCCGTACCGCCCGAGAGAACATCCTTCGGATACATGTCCTGCGTTTTGTACGTATGACCAATGGCAACAAGAGGAATATCTTTCATTGCAAGATGTGGAGTGACCATGCGGAAGAGACTCTTAAAAGCTTTCGCACGAGTCATATCACCCACAGATTTCTCATTCATTGCATCCTCAACTTCTTTCTTTGATGCAAGATTACCCACAGAGTCAATCATGATGATGACCTTGTCAGTCTTCTCGATACCGTCAAGTTGCTTCATGATGTCGAATTTAAGATCTTCAACGTTTAGAATTGGGCAATGAAGAACTTTGCTCGTGTCAATGCCAAACGTCTTGAAATAGGACTGAGGAGAACCAAATTCAGAATCATAGAACAACACGACAGATTCAGGATATTTGCGCATATACGCAGCAACCATGATGAGTGCAAATGAAGTCTTGAAGTGCTTCGAAGGACCAGCAAGGACAGTCAGACCCGATGTAAGACCTTTGTCAAGGTCTCCGGAAAGGGCAACGTTAATCATAGGAACGTCCGTTGCGATGCTTTCGCTTTGATTAAAAACCTTAGAATCATCCAAGGTTGCGGCGGTATCAATTCGTGAATTCTTCTTTAATTTTTCGAGTAGTGATGACATAATAGAAATATACTATAGTTGATTGATCCTGTACATCTTTTATTGATTCCAGTGAGGATAAAATTCTCTGGATAAATGAACAGATTGAGGTTTCTCCATGCAGGCAAAGTCTAGTTCCTCTTTGTGATTCATTAGCTTTGAAACCCATTTAAACACACGAACGTTTCCTTTGACGTTTTCCTCTAGTTCCCTAACAAAGATCTTTCGAATTTCGTTACGTTTATTCCAGCTCCCGTAAAACGGAGCGTCTTTGTAATACCCAGTCTTTGGTAGTTTACGCGATTCGTTTTCAATCGGAAGCGGTTCCCAGATTGCCACCTCTGCATTATGTTTCTCAGAGAGATCTTGGCATTGCTTCACGTATTCAGCAACAAGATCCTGCGTAGCTCTGATTGGATCCGGCTGGCGAAGTAGATGGTGGCGAATATCAATGTTGCCAAAATAAACTTCCAATTCAAAATATACCAGCGTATTATCCGGAACGAATGATTCGAGGCCCATGTCAAGCGCACCGTGAAGGGTCTTGAAGGGGACTGAATTAACTTTCCATCCGGGTCGATACATGGAAATTGCGTGAGAATCACCAAATGCTAGTTGCGTGCTAAGAAGTTCATTATTGGGATTGATGACTGTTGCAGATGTTTCAATCTGTGCCAAGTTAATCCAGTCAACACTCTTCCAATCAGGATGCGATGCTGGTTCCTTATCAACCCGGGGTTTGATCATCTCAGAGTATTTCGGGAAATCGATCACGAGAGAAAGAACTTTACCAGTGAATTTAGATAAACGAACAATCTGATCAATTGCACCAAATTGCTTGACTCCTCCAAACATATTGACAGTACCGCCCCAATCATTACCGTGATAGACGGCAACCGCATCAAATGAATTGTAATCTTCGATCTTGCCGCCATAGTTAACAGTAACATCGTGACCAATGTGCCTTAATTGATCAGCATAGATTGCAGCCTGCGCAGCGCGGTGAGACGAAATACGCTCCGAGATTGGAGCCATTGGAGTCGTGATTAAAACTTTCATAGTTCTGCTAATTGTTCATCCTTTTTCCATTTTCTATAAGAATCCGTTCTATCTATAATCGATGCATCTTTTAAAACCGGATCAGTTCCAACATTCCACATTAAGATCTTTTTGCCACTATTCTTTGGAATATACTTCCAAACTTTAGCATCATACGTAATCACTGTTGGAAATGGTGGTGCGTTTTCTGCTTTTTCAGGAGTTTGAAAATCCAGCGGTTCACTAATCACGGTAGCACGGCCCAGCTCACCTTCTTTTAGATTGCGGGCGACGGCGATGCAGGTAAATTTGGCATTGGGCCAGGCAATTTGAAGAGCTCGGGTCAATACTCCCGTAGAAATAGCAACATAGACTTCATCAGGTTCTGGCAATTTAGATGCAGCGTGAATGATACCTGCAGTTGCATACTCGTGCCTTAGACCCAATGGAATAAAAAATGCATCATTGTCTTTTGCCCACTTTTCAGCAAGACGATTTAAATTTGGCATTGCCGCAATACGTTCAAAGATTGCAGTTGCTCCACGTTCAATGCAGCAGGCTTGATGCACGGAGATCTTCTTCGAAGACGGCATGAAAAGAGTAACCTTTTTATGAATCCGATTTGCGGTATCACAGATCGACACTCCTGCAAGTCCAACGCGGGGTTGGGAGTACACAATATGATTTGATTTGATTTTTGCAACGAGCAAATCACCAGCTCTGGTCTTGGTTCCCACAATCAAATCATCTCGAACCACCTGAACGCCCTCGTGTTCAATGATGACGGGATCCGGGTTATACGGAGTCCATCCCTCACAGAGAGAAAGGTAATAGTCCTTGGCTTCTTTCCAGGACATGAGTCCAACATCTTTATTTAAACCATCTATGACATGATTGTCGTGGGACATATTATTTTAAGGTTTTGCAGAGCTCTTTATATTTTTCTACTGTGACTCCGGCACGGCTAATGACGTAATCATCTGATGGATGCACGTCAAGATCGTTAAATGACTTAATGAGACCTAACTCGAGCATTGGTTTCTGGCGCCCGTACGGGTGATCGTGGATCCGGTGTGATGACCAAAGATTATCTCTGTCAAGATGGTTGTATGCCGCACCTGGGCGAACGTAATTCTCAACCCAACGAATAAAGTCACAGCACACATCTTCTGCGTTATATGGGAATGCACCAGTATCAGATTGAATTTTCTCCATGACAAGATCGAGGAAAGCCTCAGTCTTCATTTTCTTTGTTGGTGTTGCAAGATATGAAATGCACTCAATAGCATTGGTACCGTAATAGAATGGAGTATCTCGATGGACATATTGAGGAAACCAGTCAGCAACGTCAGCAACGACTGCTGCATATTGGAAAGCAAACCTACGCATTCCATTTGCTTGATTCCAGCTCAACATGAATTCGCCAATTTCGCGAAGTGTCTTCTTGTTTCCAGCAACTAAGAAATCTGCAAGCTCAGTGGCCAAACGTGGAGCAAATTCGCAGAGGTAGTAATCGCCACCACGTTTATAACCTGCGGGTGGTTTTGGAAATGCAGGAAACTGATATCCAACTGAAGTGTAAAACGGAGACTTCTCGGCCTTTACGATTTCCGTCATCTCTGAAATTGAAGAAGCTGCATGGAGTTTAAACAATAACGTATTATGGTAACCAGATGGTTTGGTTGCATAATTAATGGCAGAACCAGTTACGCGATGCAGAATGAATACGTACATCCATTCTGCAAGAGATAATTTCTTTCCATTCCAACTCGTGGCCACAGTCTTACGTTGCGCAGTATGGTTTCCTGATGACATCTTCATCCAATAGGGGTGATCTGCATTCCAACCATAAAAGCAATCATTCACGATCTGCGAGAATCCAGCAAATTTACGTTCAACCACATCGTAGAGCTCAACATTTTCAAGCAGAGCATCATCCATCTTCGACTCAGCATGGGTTAACATCCCATAAGGAGGTCTAGATGAAACGTTGCATTTCTCCTGTTGATCCTTTGCTAATTGATAGTAGCGAAGGAATTCATCGTAATAGTGTGTAGTTGAAAGACTCATAAATTATTCGAATTTGACAAATTCCCAGGTAATACCTGCTTCAGTGAACATCTGCTGAGTTAGATTCCACGACTCTTGCCACGCTGCTGGAATTTCCTGCCACGGCATAACGATATTTTTGATTCCAACTTGGATGATGCCTTTTGCACACTCGGAACAAACTGGCAATCCATGAACAAAAAGAATGGCTCCATCAAGCGAGGCTCCACTATAACTTGCGTTATAGATGGCATTCATTTCTGCATGGACCACATATTTGTACTTAGTCGGACGATCAGCATACCGATCCGGAGTATCTTGGATTCCACGTGGGAAACCATTATAGCCCTGAGCTAGTACCTGACCCTTCGACCCAATGATGACACATCCGATTTTTGTGGATGGATCTTTCGACCATCCAGCAATCTCTCGTGCTAACTTAAGGTAGCGACCTTTCCACTTATTATCCATTAATAAGTGTGAAGTGCCGTTCATAGACGTGGAGCGAGCCGACGTGCCAGATGAGGTCTCCCATTTCATAATTATTTTCTCCGAGCGTGTTTAGATCTTGCAGAAGGCGGGTT